GAACATAGAGAATGCCATCAACGGAAACAAGACCCGTGTGGTAGACACCTCAGACCTAGACGTATTACCCCAAGCCGTAACGGACCTAATAGATGATACCCCTGTCATTTTCAAACCTAATGAAGGACCTCAAGAGGACTTTCTTTCGGCTTCCGAACAGGATGTACTTTATGGCGGGGCCGCTGGCGGTGGCAAGTCATTTGCTCTACTTGCTGACCCCCTACGCTATTGCCATAATTCCAATCATCGCGGCCTTCTTCTCCGGCGAACGCTCGACGAACTAACGGAACTCATCGACAAGTCGAAGCAGCTATACCCCAAGGCATTTCCCGGCGCACACTTTAGAGAGTCCAAATCAACGTGGGTCTTTCCGTCCGGTGCAACTATGTGGTTCACCTATCTCGACAGAGATAAGGATGTCACTCGTTTTCAGGGACAGGCGTTTAACTGGATTGGCATAGACGAAATAACACAGTACCCCAGCAGCTACGTCTGGGACTATCTTCGTTCTCGTCTCCGTTCGACGGACCCTGAACTACAGAAGAACCTGACCATGCGCTGCACAGCAAACCCCGGTGGTGTTGGCGGCTGGTGGGTAAAGAAGATGTACATTGATGCCCACGAACAGAACAAGGCGTTCGGGGCTAAAGACTTAGAAACAGGCCGTACCTTTGTGTGGCCTGACAATCATCCAAAAGCAGGTCAACCCCTATTCTACCGCAAGTTTATCCCCGCGAGGTTGACTGACAACCCCTTCCTGATGGCAGACGGTCAATACGAGGCCATGCTTCGGTCACTCCCGGATGTCGAGCGTAGACGACTCCTAGAAGGGGACTGGGATGTGGCAGAGGGAGCGGCCTTCCCAGAGTTTTCGAGGGTACGACATGTGGTCGAACATTTTGAGCTTCCCACGAACTGGCCCCGCATACGTGCCGCCGACTACGGCTACTCGTCGCCGTCGTGTGTCCTGTGGGGTGCTATTGATTGGGATAACAATATTTGGATTTATCGCGAACTTTACGTAAAACACTTGACAGCAGAGCAATTAGCTGATAAAATATTAGAATGTGAAGAGTTAGACCCGCTACCTCATTATACGGTCCTAGACTCTTCCTGCTGGAACAGAACAGGATTCGGCCCTTCTATCGCAGAGACTATGATGAGGGCCGGGGTTAGGTGGACTCCATCCGACCGCAATCGTCTACAAGGAAAAATGGAACTGCACAGGCGGCTTGCTGACGACCCCCACTCTAAAGAACCCCGTATGAGAATCTTTTCCACTTGTAAGCATATCATTGCACAGTTATCAGGCATTCCACTCTCCAAAACTAATAGCGAAGATGTTGACACGCGAGCAGAGGACCATGCCTACGATGCGTTGCGATATATGGTTATGACGCGAACCAGCGGATACACTTCAATACACAAACAACTGCAGGGCATCAAAGACCAAGCCTTTCAGCCCTATGATGCTACGTTTGGATACTAGATGGCAGAAGTAAATAAAAATATCACAGTAGCAGAGGCTCTCGATTTAAGAGGCAAGGCTTCAGCATCTATGAGAAAAGCTATTGAAGCTGCTGGCGTTAAGTTGAGCGATAAGTGGACAAGCCTTGCCAACAAAGAGTTTCTTATAAAGCTAAATGATGTGGGTTCGGAAGCACACTTTACAGAACTACTAGCTACACAGGAACGCTTAATAGGTTCGTATACTGAAGAGGGTAAGGTTGCTCCCTTTGCAAATGTTTTTGGACAAGGTGGTCAAGCTAGAAAAATAAAAGTCGATGGCGAGTTTCTTGCAAAAGCACGACAAGCTAGACGTACAAAAGCATTCAAAGGGGTTCCCGAAGCAAGGCAATCCCTAAAAGCCTTGACAGATGGTGTGGCATCTATTAAAGACCCTATGGTACGGTCTGCAGTTGCTTTTAATGCACTGGTCCCCTTACGTCCGGGCGAGGTTGCCCGTATTAAGCTAGACGACATAGATTTCGAAACAGGCGCGTTCAAAGAAGCCTACCGGAATGTTAATAAAATTCGTAATGAACTCGACCTACCAGAAGTAGGTTTGGAGATACTACGAGATGCCGCTGACACTGCTAGAGCAGAGGGCAGAGAATACTTATTTTTGGGCAAGGATGTCACGGACCCTAAGAAGGCTACAGCTAGTTTTGTAAATAGGATGTCTGCTGCTGTCAAAGCACCAGATGGTATTGGTCCCCGCTTCAAACCCTTTGCAAAAGATATGGGTAGAGAAGTTGCGGGTGCTTCTGACATTCGTAAGATTATCCCATCTATCATTGCAAACGAGTTAGGCTACAAGTCTGAAGCCAGTGCAATCATGGGACACACAACCTTCGATGAAACTATCGACGGTATGAAAGCCATCACTCGTAAGCACTACGCATCTCAGATTATTACGGGTGAAGGAACAACAGCCAAACAAGCCCTTCGTGCTTTACAGAACATGTATGGAGAGGTGCTAGGTTTATCTACCCTCAACGAACTACCTGCATCCATGAATGTGGAAGCCAAGGGCTTGACTAGCAGTGGCTCCCCCAAACTAGCTGTTATACCAAAGGGTGCAGAGATTGTTGGCACACAGGTTCAAGGGACCCTGACAGATGCCGACCTCGACCTGATGGAAGATGTTCGTGAAGCTCGTAGTCAGGAACTAAAGCTAAGTGCTACGGAATCAGAAGCAAAGCGACTGAAACTCGAAGCGGAGATGGGTGACCTAGATGAGTCAGCAATCCGTGCCAAGGTTCAGAGGGAAGAGAAAACTAAAGCGATACGAGCCGACGAGCGGGATAAGTTAAGTCCTGCAGGTGAAGACGCTCCTCGTGCAGCATCTTTAGAATTAGAAGATGACTTAAAAAAGAACGGGTTTAGTTTTTCGGAGTTAGTCGATAGCCTAACTAAAAGAACTCTTCAAGCGGGTGGGGCTGCTCTATTTGGAACGGGTCTTTACGAAGCTGCTCGCGACCCCGAAGGGGCTGGCGCAGCAATGGCACGGGACTTGGCTATAGAAGGAGTTGGTTTAGCTGTGAGGGTTGGTACGGGTATTGCTGCAGCTTTGCCTGCAATTGTTGACCCATCCCTAGGCGTACAAATTCAAAGCCAAGAAGACGAGATGCGGCTGCTAGCACAAGATAAAGAAATAAACAACCAAGACCCCGCCGGACCCTACGCCGGACAAGATTTTATCCCTGCCAGAGAGGTAGAGGAAACAGACGAAGACATGATGGCACGACTTGCCACTCAAGATTCTGGCATGATTCCAGAACCGGACAGGGTTCCTCAAGCCGCCCCTGCCCAAGACCAAGGCTTTCTTTCCCGTTAACTAGGAGGCAGAGATGCCAGACAATAACTACAACTACGGTGCAGCCTATGTAATGAACTCTGATAAAGTCAGCGTCGATACAGATGAGGGTGCATCAAAGCTATACCGTGAAGGTCTTGAGTTTCAGACTCGTGTAAAGACAGGCCCAATCACAGAAGATATGCCTAAAAAGCAAACTAAGCCTACTGTAGAAGCTTCATTTAACACAATGGCAGAAGACAGAAACTACTTTAGCTAGGACTATACATGTCTGAAGATAACTTTCTCCAGCCGGATGATGACACGGTAATTCCGGTACAATCTCCCGAAGAACAGATGCCGGGTCTTGCAGGATACGTAACCTCAAAGTTTAGGGATTCTGAAACTGGTCGTTTTTCTCACGAGCAACGCTGGCTACAGTCGTACAAAAACTTCCGGGGTATCTACGACTCTACAACACAGTATCGTGATTCAGAGCGGTCTCAGGTTTTTGTTCGGATTACCAAGACAAAGGTTCTTGCTGCATTCGGTCAAATCATAGACATCCTGTTCGCAAACAAGAAGTTCCCCTTGGTTGTGGAATCAACTCCCGTGCCGGAAGGCATTGCGGAGTTTGCCCACATGAAAACTCCATTGGATGAGGCAACTGAACAGGACCCCTACGGGTTCTCAGGGGATGGTCGTGAACTAGCTCCCGGTGCCTTGCAAGCAAAACCCGGTGGTGACTTTCTAGGTGGCCTAGAGTCCAAGTATGGACAACTAGACCTAGCAGAAGGTCCGGCACGGATAGGCGAACCGCAAATAAGCCCGGCTCAAGAAGCAGCCCTGCGGATGGAAAAAGTTATACACGACCAACTCACTGACACAAACGCTGTGAACGTGATGCGGAACTCCGTGTTCGAAGCAGCCCTCTTGGGAACTGGCGTTGTAAAGGGACCATTCAACTTTTACAAACGGGTCCACAAGTGGGAGCGTAACGAAGAGGGAGAACGGGTTTATAACCCGGATGAGAAGACCGTTCCACGGATTGAGATGGTGTCGATATGGGACTTTCACCCTGACCCCTCTGCTACTAGCATAGATGACTGCGAGTACGTCATAGAGCGTCATCGCATGAACCGACAACAGCTTCGTGCGTTGGTAAAACGACCACACTTTATTTCGGAAGCAATCGAAGAGTGCCTAGCTAAAGGTCCCAACTATGAGGACAAGTACTACGAGGACACTATTCGTGAGGACGAGACAGAGCCATTCTACCAAGGCAACCGCTATGAGGTCTTGGAATACTGGGGTGTCTTGGACGCTAAACTAGCTGAAGAAGTTGGTTTGGAAAGTGCCGGAGATATGTCGGAGTTCGACGAACTTCAGGTTAACGTCTGGGTTTGTGGCAACATGGTTATACGTTGTGTCCTAAACCCATTCACACCAGCCCGTATTCCCTACCAAGTCTTTCCATACGAAGTCAATCCCTATCAACTCTGGGGTGTCGGTGTAGCAGAAAACATGGAAGACGCACAGAAGCTAATGAACGGTCATGTTCGTATGGCTATTGACAACCTCGCTCTTGCAGGTAACCTCGTCTTTGACGTAGATGAAGCTAGTCTCGTACCGGGACAGAACATGGACATCTTCCCCGGAAAAATCTTCCGTAGGCAGTCTGGTGTTACCGGAACAGCCATCAACGGCTTAAAGTTTCCGAACACGGCAGGTGAAAACCTACAGATGTACCAGATTGCTCGTCAGCTTGCTGATGAAGAGACGGGCATTCCGTCAATCATGCACGGTCAGACAGGTGTAACCGGAACTGGGCGAACCGCCGCTGGCCTTTCCATGCTCATGGGTTCTGCTGGCTTATCCATGAAGACCGTCATCAAGAACATCGACGACATGCTCCTGAAACCCTTGGGCGAAGCCTACTTTCAGTGGAACATGCAGTTCAACGAGGAAGCAGAAGACATCCAAGGCGACCTAGAAATTAAACCACGCGGCGTTGCAGCCGTGATGCAAAAAGAAGTTCGCACACAGCGGCTAACGTCCCTGTTACAAACCGTCGCGAACCCTATGCTGGCTCCATTCATCAAGATACCAAACCTGATGCGCGAACTGGCTATCTCACAGGACATAGACCCTGACAGCCTAGTCAACGATGCAAACCAAGCACAACTCTACGCAAAAATGTTACAAGGAATGCAGGCTAATGTACAGCAAGGAACAGGCGAAGCTGGTGGCCCCGCTGCTGGCCCAGCCCAAGATATGGCAGGGGCTGGAGGAGTATCTCCAAATCCTGAAGGAACAGACCCACAGGGGTCTGGTAACGGCACAATCGGAGTCGGAACTGCGCCAACTGCAGGGGAAAGCGGCTTTACTGGAAATGCTCCTTCAGTTGAAGGATAACCACGAGGCAATAGTTAAAAATGGCACCTAAACCACCAACGTTCTTTAACCCAGAATCTATTAGCTACGACCAGTATTCCAAGGGTCCTGTTGACTTTTACAATCAGGCTCTAGATGTAGATAGCTTGGCGGGTACGGGCGTTGATATTGTCAACCCCGATGACATTACCAAGTTGAAGGATTATGGGATAGCTGGTGGTGACGACGGCGGCGATACTCAGGATGATGCCGTGAACGCTCTGGATGCCACAAGTATCCAAGGAGACTTTGTAGGCGGTTCGATGTTTCCGGGCGGGACTGGGATAGAGTACAACAACTTCAATGCCTACGATAAATATGAGTCCTATTCGGACTACATAACCGGAGAGAAGCCGCCGGGGATGGCAGACCGGGTAGACTTTATTTCTAACGTCATGGAACCCCTCACATCTGGCAGGTTTGGAGACATAGACTTTACAGCGGGAACGAAGGACCTTGCAGAGCGTGTGGGTACGGACGTAGTCGAGGGCGTTACAAAGCCTGATGCCAAGACAGGACTAAAAGGAGTTATGGCAGCAGCGGGGGGTCTCCCAATGGCTGCTGTTGGTTCTGTTGTACTTAGCACCACCACCGTAAGAAACGCTTTTGGCAACATCAGCGCAAGACCTGACGGTATCCTTGGTATGTTTGCAGATGCGGTTCACTCTACCCAGTATGCGGATATGGCGCACAATAGAGCGGTTGCACGAGCGCACGATATAGACTACCAGTCTGCTATGACAATGGATGGTGAAGTAGATGAGGATGCCTACGCAACACAGGGAGGAGACTTAGGACGTACTCGTGGACAGCGAGACATTGGCTTCTCCATGTCGTTCGGAAGCGGCACCGGAGCAACAGGAATAACCCGCAAAGCCGGAACCTTCAGCTACACAGGTAACCTGCGCGGCCTAGACAATCAGACCCTGAAGAACATAGAAGCTGTGCAGCGGGGCTTTGTCCCTAGTACATTTGGTAATCAGAAGTTTGGTTTTGATTACACAGGCAAGGGTGCCACCACTTTCGAAGATGCTGGCTACAGTGGTCAGCTTTCAGGTGGGGGTCGTTATACTTCTACCGGAGGCTACATGGATAAGTACGGTCGTACTTCCATGATGGGCCTTGCTAGCCACTCTAAGTCTTTAGCAGCCCAGCACGGTTTAAGTGTGGCTGAGATTGGTTCAATCCTGAGTGCTACCCGTAAAGGTCAAGGGAAGCTCATGGATAATATCAAGGCGGCGAAGGCTTCCAAGGCGCAGGCAGCGGCACAGGCAAAGCAAGCAGAGGCAGATAGGCAGGCAGCGGCGCAGGCTAAAACAAGTAGGGATAGATTAGCTCAAATTCAACGACAACAATATAGTGATAGTGGCGGTGACAATGCAGATTCGTATGGCGGCTCTGGTGTGGAAGATGCTGGTAGAGGTCAAGCAGGTGGGGATTTTGAATCTGGATTGAGCCATGCC